AAGAGTTATTTGAATTTAATTTAGATGTAGCCGAATATGTTTATAAAGAGGCAGGAAATAATTTTAGGCTTTGGTCTGTTCACCCAGACAATAAGTATTTTGAAAAAGATTCCGGCGATGAATACACAGCGGAATTAAAAAAGAAAAAGTGGCTAGAAGGGCGTGCAGTAGCTCGTAAAGCCTTAGGAGAAGTAGGTATTGAATCTCCATTAGCTAACTTAGATCAGTCTTATATCGATCAGAATATACCTGAAAATTTGCAGGACAAACGGGGTAGCGAAATAGAGTTTCGTTTAGAAGAAATGATGGACGAAGCTGAGACTCGTGAAGAAGCAGCGATCATTCGTAAAATGATTCTGAACGAACGAAATCGTGATCCGTGGAAAAGCGGAAAATTTGCTGGCGATCCTTTAGATGTCACTCGCCCAGATAGAGAGGTTTATCTTGGCCCTGATGACTATGAATTAGCTTCGGCTCAAACTCCCAACGATCCTCGTCCAGAAGAAGAAATAGTTACTGAAGACAATACCCAATGGGAAACAATGGATTTCCCTAACTCTGAACAAGATTTAGAACAAAGCATTGGAAGCAAAAAATCTAAGTTAGATATTTTGATGTGGGAGTACTTACGGGGAAATCCTTCAGCACTAGTCGAACATCCTATTACGGGTGAAATGGTTGATCTTGTTGACCTGATTGAAGAGAACCCTCTCGGTCTTGAAGATGGCACTCCAAAAATGGAGCAATGGATCAAAAGCATTTACTACCAAACAGACCACTATCAAGACAGTGAAGTTGGTAGAGCAGACAGAGAATACCAGTGGAACAGTGGAGGCGATAGTGAAGACGAATGGTCTACCCGTCGCCTTGACCTGATCTCTCTTCAGGTTGAAAATCTTGAAGAGATCCTTGGGCAAGCCAACATAAATCTTGACGACGCACAGATTTGGGAGTTAGCAAAACAATCCTATTTGCAAGGACTAAATCTTGCAGAAATAAAAGATTTCTTAGTTACAGCGACAACAGATACGGGAAGTCCTCTTTTCGATTTTGGTGCAGGGGCACCTGCTGGTGGAACTATTTCGGATTTCCGAAGCAGTATCAAAAACTTGTATCGCCAGTATTTGATGGACCCGGATGAAGAGTTGTTGAAACGACGTTCTGAACAACTGTTTACGGGTGAGACAACTGTTGATTTGGTTGAAGACGAAATGATTGAGCAGGCAGCTTTGCTGTTCCCTGCTTGGAAAGATCGTATCGAAGCTGGTAAAAGTCCACTTTCTATTGTGGGTGCTTATAACGGGATCTTTAGTTCTGTGATGGGGTATACCCCTCAATGGGATGGTCGCCACAAAGATATGGCTGTCCAACTTGGCGGTTTAACTGTAGAAGGCCAAGATCAAATGGAGATGTCTGGTGGGGATTTTGCTCGCTGGCTTCGACAAACAGATGAATACGATCAAAGTCCACGGGGGATTAATAATGCTTATGAGCTTGTGACTGGATTGGGCAGGCTCATGGGAGAGGTTGCGTAATGGTTGAGTATTATGATACGGATGCTGAAGGCAACCTAATAGACCGTAGACCAAGCTCGCAGGAAGAACGAGATGCTGCTAGATCAGCTATTGGTTGGACTCCAGAACGAGGTGTAGAAGCCGGACAAAGCTTTGTACCTAACCAGCGTCGATGGGTAGCAGGACAAGGTTGGGTTGACCCGCTTTCTTCTGAAGAAAATCCTGAGCTTGGCGCAGGTTATTGGACGGATCCAGCAACAGGAACAAATACTTATATTTCTGGAGATGTGATTGAGCCAATAGATCGGCTTCCGGGTGAAGAAGATCCGTATGATAAGTGGGAACGGTGGAAGCGTGACGAAAATATTAAAGGCGCTAAAGCAGTTATCCGCGGTTTCCTCGAAAGATTCGGGCTAGGCGGTTTAACAGACATAGCTATGGGTTGGGCAGAATCAGGCATGTCCCAAGAAGCAATGCTTGTAGAACTCCGCTATGGAACTGACCCAACTGTACGTCAGATTTATGACGGCAAGTTTCCTGCAATGAAATTGCGTGAAGCCGGAGGATTCCGGGCAATTAACGAAGCAGAGTACCTTGACCTTGAACGAGGCATTTTACAGATAGCCAATCGAGCAGGAATAGATAACGAGTTTCTTGGCATGGATGCGGAAACAGGTGTAACTGGTATCACAGCTTTGATTGGTGGAGATGTTTCTTTAGCTGAATGGCGTGACCGTGTAGCTCTTGGGGAAGAAGCAAAGAATAATGCTGATGACACGACTATAGAATTGTTGCAGTCACGTTACGGATTTGGTGATGGTGACATTGTTTCAGCAATGCTTGATCCAACAAAAACTAAAAATATTATAGATGCCCGGCGTCAATATGGTGCTGCTGGTTTAGCTTCCCAATCTCAAAAAGCACTTGGTCCACAAAACACATTCAGTAAAGATCTTTCCGATGAGTTGCAGCGTTTACAAGTCCAAGGTCGCGAAATAGCTGCACGAGTATCTCCGTTGCAAGGATTAACAGCTAACTTGCTTAACGAAACAGGTTTAACTGCTGACCAAATAGGTGAAGGCGCATTCGGTATTGGCACTGGGCCTTCCACAGTAGGGCGGAAACAGCAACGTCGAGGCGCAGCATTCGCAGGAGACACAGGGTTATTGACAACTCCAATGGGTGTGACTGGATATGGCACAGCAACTTAGCTATAGTAGTTATGTTGTCTGGCCCCTCCGGGGCGAGCTATTCAATACCCCCCCCGTCTGAAGTACCACCGCTGAAGATGCGTAACGATAGGTGAGTGACATATGACAGATTCCGACTCCACTAGTTACAGTGATGGCGGTGCTGCCAGTACATCTGAATCGAAACCCAACTGGCGTCGTGATTTAGAAAATAGAGTAAAAGATGCAGAGGAAAGAGCTTCTTCTGCTGAAGATCGACTTTCTAGTTATGAACGCAGGGATACGTTCCAGTCAGCAGGACTTGATCTTTCTGATGCTCGTGTCAAGTATTTCGTGAAAGGCTATGAAGGCGAACTCGATGCTGAAGCTATCCGACAGGAAGCTATGGCTGCCGGTTTCTTAGGCGATAATGCGCCACCTGTTCAAGCCGAAGCGATGATGCAAGATGCTATGCAAGCGGAACAACGTATCCAAGCAGTCGGAGAAGGCGGAGATCCAGTGTCACAAGCTGATCTTGAAGCCCGGATTAAAGCAACAACAAATCAAGATGAATTGCGTGCTTTGATGGAGGGTGAAGGTATCTTGTGGGGAGCAACAGCCTAAATCTTTAAGCTAACGGAGTCCTAACAATTAGGATTTCAAGTGGCATATACAACCACAGCAACACTTGACGATCAGGTAAAAACGGCGTTCGATCAGGTTGCGTACTTTGCTTTACGTTCGCAGCCTCTTTTTGAAATGGTCGCTGATGTCAGGTCCACAGCCCAGAGCCATAACGGTTCGGGTGTACAATTCACGTTCTACGCTGATATGGCGCAGGCAACAGGCGCTCTTACTGAGGGTACTGATGTAACTGCCGTAGCGTTGACTGACAGCGCAACAACTGTAACTCTTGCAGAGTATGGTAACGCTGTTATCACCACCGCTAAGGTGCGTGGAACCTCATTCCTCAATGTTGACGCTGATGCGGCCAACATTGTTGGTTACAACATGGCTGATTCGATGGATAAAATCGTTTCAGATGTCGCTAACGGCGGTACTAACGTAACTCACGTTGGTCAAACCAGTCGTGGCGCAATTACCGCAGGTGACGTTTACACTGCTGCCGAAGGCCGTAAAGCCGTCGCCCAGCTTCGTACTCGTAACGCTCCCGGTTGGGATAACGGAAACTACATGGCGATCATTCACCCTGACGTTTCCTACGACCTTCGTGGAGATACAGCGGTAACTGACGTTATCCAGTACCAGCTATACCAAGAAGGCGCTCCGATCCGTGCAGGTTCGATTGGCACTTTCAATGGCATCGAATACATTGAAAACCCCCGTGCAGGTCTAATCGCCGACGGTGGTGCTGGTACAGTCGATGTTTACCAAACACTTATCTGTGGGCGACAAGGTGTTGCTAAGGCATTCTCTCGTGCCCCCGGATTTGGTTCTGATCCAAGCATTGTTGTCGGTCCTATAACTGACACCTTGCGTCGGTTCAATCCTATTGGTTGGTACCACCTTGTTGGTTATGGCCGCTTCCGTGAGGAATGCCTACAACGTGTGGAATCATCCTCCAGCATTGGTGCTAACTAATAGTTAGCCCCTAGAGATCGCAGAGGGGTCGGGTTTTCCCCCTTTCCCCGGCTCCTCTGCACTCCTCTGCTATCATTTAAATCATGCCTATCGTTAATGGAAAGAAGTATCCTTACACCGCTAAAGGTAAAAAGGCTGCTGCTGCCGCAAGGAAGAAAAAGAATGCAAAAACCAAACGGTGATGTAACGATCAGGCCAAAGCCGATCCAAGGAACGAGTAACACAAATGGCTAGTGGTCTTTACGTTGAGACTTTCGAAGCGGCGTTGAAGAACGACCTCGCACTTGATATGGACAATGACACGTTCAAGTGCATGTTGGTCACAGCTTCATATACCCCGAACTTTGAGACTCACACAAACAAAACAGATGTAACAAATGAATTACCGGCTACTGGTAACTACACCGCTGGTGGCGAAGCCCTTACAAGTGTTGCGATGAGTAGCAGTTCCGATGGGACAGGCACAATTAAATGGGATGCAGCCGACGTATCGTGGGCAAACTCCACGTTGTCGAATGTGCGAGCCGGAGTTATCTACGATGACACGGTAACAAACGACCGTCTGATTGCTTACATAGATTTCGGGGGAGATTTCAGTACAACGTCAGGTACATTCCAGATTCAGTGGAATGCGTCTGGTATTTTCACCCTTGATTTGGTTCCATAGGAGCAATAATGCCAACGTCAAACTATCCAACCTCTCTTGATACAACCTCAACGCAGGTAACTCCGGGTTCAACTACTGACTTGGATGCCGCAGGTTACGAGCACGATCAGGTGCATGGCGCTGCTTCTACTGCTTTGATTGCTGTAGAAACTAAACTAGGTATTAGTGCTTCGCCTGCTGCTTCGGCATCAACGAATGCTGTGCTCACACACACTGGTACTGGCACGACAGCGTGGTCGAACACGTTGACAAGCCCAACGATTGCTGGTGCAACTCTTTCCGGCGCTGTTGTTGGTGCGGACCAGATCATGTCAGCGGTTACGCATAAGGATTATGCGGAAACATGCGCTGAGAACGCCACTGTTACAGGCACAGTCGGTATCGATTTGAATAACGGCAATGTTCATTCAATCATATTGACTGGTAATGCGACCTTAACCTTTGATAACCCGGTAGCGACCGGTGATTCAAGCTCGTTTACTTTGATAGTTAAACAAGACGGTACTGGTTCACGTACAGTTACGTGGCCGGGTTCAGTGGCTTGGGCTGCTGCGACTGCTCCGACTTTGACGACTACTGCTAACAAGTTCGATGTTCTAGCGTTTACTACTGTTGATGGCGGTACTCGCTGGTTTGGATTTGTGGCGGGTCAGGATTTCGCGTAATGCCATTTGGGGCCGGTAAGGTAGCTTTACTTGGTGCCGCCGGTTCAGGTGGCGGCGGTAGTTCCATTGAACCTATCCAAACGTCAACGTCCACAGCGGCTTCATTGACGTTTACGAGTATTCCTCAAACGTATAAGCATCTTTGGTTGGTATGGACACTCCCGGGCAATAGCTCGAACTGGGGTAACGCCTACACCTATGCGGAAAATGATCCTGTGCCGAATTATTCAGCTTCCCATATTTTTTATGACCATGATTATTCCCTAGCGATTTATCAGACAGATGAACAACCTGCTGGCTATGGTTTGAAGATGGCTTATGGAGATGACTCGGTAAGCACCAGTAGTGTCCAATATCACGAATTTTTGTGGCCCTATTATTCGGATGCGGCAGGAAGCGGAACCACGAGCCGTTGGTTGGGGGCTTCGGGTAGTGGGTATACGGGCAACCCGAATACGGCGTTTTACAGTTATTTAACAGCGCTCAATGAATACGGGGGTTCAACCGCAACTTTGCCGATAACTGAGTTGACTGTCAAATTTGGTGACGGTACTGCTTTACCAAGCGGTACGACTAGAACATTGTATGGGATTAACTAGTTATGGCGTTAGAGTTTATTGCCGAGGTCGATGCCAATAGCACCGACACAGAGAACCTAGTTTTTACTGGTATTCCCCAGACTTACGATTCACTTCGGATAGTAGGTATAGGGAATACTGATTATTCTCTTAGCCAAGGAATGAACGGTGTTTTCTCGTTGCAGTTCAATGAACAGACTTCTGATTCTAAACATGCTTACATGAGAGTGGCGTCTGATTACAACGGAGTCCTTACGAACAACGAGGGGACATACAACGCCAATTATGCTGAGTGTGGCTCGATGTCAGGTAACGCACCTGATGGTGGTTATTGGCCTGCTACTTACATCATTGATATTTACAGTTATAAAGGCGAAGCCTCAAATCACGATGTCCAGTATTTTTCTCGGAGCGTGTTAGCTACAAACGACAATAATTACAGTCATGCGGCTTACTATGCTGGGACTTACAATAATGGCACTACAGCAATTACAAGTTTGCAGTTGAAGTCGGCGTTTGGTAACTGGATTCGGTTCAGTAAATTTAGTTTGTATGGGAGAGACTGATGGCAGCAACCCATGAACTAATTGAAACTCTTACAGCTACAGGCGGAAGCTCAACAAGCTTAGAGTTCACTTCTATCCCACAAACTTATAGTGATCTCGAAATTGTGTGGAACTTCAAATACAATTCCTTTAGTTCGAGTCATGCTAGCTATCACAACACTTTTTGGCGGATAAACGGAGTCAGCACAAACACGGTTTATCCTTTTCAGTACCAAGGTATGCACTATGGGTCTGGTACAGCACGCTGGTATTACAATACTTCTACCTTTTTTGAATTACTTTCGGGTATAGCGGCGGACAATACTTACAGCACAGCTTGTGGTCGCATGATGTTTTATGACTACACAAATTCGTCAACAACTGGTAAATCAATCCAGAGCTTTCATAGCAATATGTCGTACAACGCAGACCAGTACGACAGGTCGATGTTGGCGCAGTCAAGTAATCTGAATTATGCATCGTCAGTTACGTCAATAAAAGTTTACCCATACAACAACAACTATTTCGATGGCGAATCATACATGAAGTTGTATGGAATAAATAGATCGGCTTAGGAGCAATTATGAGTACACCGCAAGTAGCGACAGTTGATTGTGCCACTGGCATACAAACTGTTCGCGATATGACACCAGTCGAGATTGTAGAATCAGAAGCAATCAACAAAGAAATAGCAGAGCGTCAAAGCGCAGAGCAAGCTGCGGCTGAGAAAACTGCTGCGGATAAAGAGTCGGGTAATCAGAAACTTAAAGATCTTGGTTTAACCGACGACGAAATCGCTGCGCTCACTAGCTAAGGATTGTTATGCCGTTAGGAGCTTTCAAAGTAGCATTGTTTGGTTCAGGTTCTGGGGCGTCTGACACATTTATTGCTGAGATACGTTCAGATACTTCAGACTCTGGCTCTGCCTTGCAGCGTAATATGAGTGGTATAGCAGTTGATAGCGACGAAAATGTTTATATAGCTGGATATGGAAGTAAAGCAGCAGGCGGCTACCAAGCTTGGTTTATTAAAACTGATGCGTTGTTCTCTGATTTTACAATCAACAGAGTTTCTGACGCTAATGCCACGGAACAAGGCAACTGGTATTACCAAGACTTGTTTAATACCAGAACAGCAGGAAGTTCAACTGACCAAATTTGGTGGGGCGGACAAGTAAATAATGTAAGCCCTGAATTTCCTCGATGGTGTGCCACGATGAAATCAGATTTGAGTGAAGAAACCGATACCTTCGGTGGCTTCATGTGGTATCTAAATTCGTGGCCTTGGAATAACAGCGGTAACTACAATAACGACCCAAGAGGTATTCTTGCTTCTAGTGACTCCAACATACTTGTAGGCAATTCTCGTCTCTATGAGACTCAACAAAGTTACCAAAACGCTGTTTTCAATACTGTGTTCACCAAAAGCAGTAGCGAATACGCAATTGCTTATGCTAAGAGTTACACCCCCGGATGGGCGCAAAACGCTTACACGGCTGGAAACTGGTTGAGAGCTACTGGCAGCAGCAGTTCTATTTGGGAGGACCACGATTTTTATTTTGGGACAAGCAATGTCAGCTATCAAAATGGTGGTGCCCAACTTTTTAGACGTTATGGGGGCGGTCACGGTTCAGAAGATTCTCATTGTTATTACCCAAACACAGGGACTATTAACACAGGATCATTCCAATTAACTGGTAAAGGAAACTACCTTTACTTGGTATGTATGAACAACGGTGACTCTTCAACGCATTTATGTAAAATTAATGAGTTTGGTACATCTAGCGGCGATATTGTTTGGTCACGAGAAACATATAGAACTGGTCAAAATGGGCAACAAGGGTATCAAACCACACCTGTAATTGATTCAAACGAAAATATTTGGCAGACCCATACCTACCAATACGCTGAAGGTTCTGTCAACCGAATGGGAACTATTATTTATAGGTACAACAGTAGCGGTACGATTGATCGTTGTTACGATTTACGACAAGCAACAGACATAACTGATGCCTACAACTACCAGTTCCCTCGACAACTAGCGTTGAGCTATAGCGAAGATATATTATATATGGCGTTTGGTTCTTATGCAGATGGCACAACAAACACTGGCGCTTATGTATTGGCAGTTAAAACAGATGGTTCGACAACAGGCACAGCAACTCTTGGTACTGGGTCTGGTCCTGCTGTAGACGATACGACGTGGGTTTTAACTTCAGACACTTCGTATGCTACAAGCGCAACTTCGGATTGGGTTAAAACTAGTACAAGCGGTGTTTCTTGGGGGAGTATTCAACCGAATCAATTCCAAAGCATAACTGCAACGACAACAGCAAAAACAGGTGCTATCACATTGGGTGCTTTCTAATGTTGAATATCGTTTACATGGATATAGAAGGAAATTATCCCCGACATTCAGGAGATATCCAAGCTGTTCATCCAGATTGGAATGTGGGAGATCCTCTGCCAGATCGCTGGCGTGCTGTCGAAGTTGACGATTCCCCTGAAACCGTTGTTACTTATCCTGAAGATGCGTCTGACGAAAACCCTAAGCCTCCATTGACTTATCAAAAGTTGGTTCGGGAAGCTCCTGTCTTTAACGCCACATCAGGTGTATGGACGCAGGGCTGGAGTGTAGAAACGCTCGATTGGGAAGCCCCAGATGAAACTGGTTGATGCCCCCGGCAAAGTAAACACCGGGCGGCCACTCAAACCATTCGGCATAGTCGTCCACCACACCGCCTCAAACCGCAACGCAGATCCCGACAACGTGATCGCAATGTGTGTACGAGGAGTGAACAAAGTACCCGGACCTCTATACAACTACATCATCAAACGTGATGGCACCATTGTCAAGTTGACTGCTGAGAACGTGAAAGCTAACCACGCTGGCCGAGGCTTACAAGCTGTGTTGACACGGATGCAGCAGAACAATCCGGTAGTAGGGGACGCTACAAGTCCCGGTAAGATCAGCGCTAACTCTCGTTTAATAGGTGTTTCTCTTATTAATGACGGGTTGGGTGAAGATATACCCGAGGCTCAGATGAACGCATTGGTAGACCTGTGCGCTTTTCTGTGTGACGGATTTCAATGGAATCCATTGAATACTGTGATCGGGCATAAGGAATGGACCTCACGTAAGGTTGATCCATCATTTTCAATGATTGAATTGAGAGCTTTGATTGCTCGAAAAATGATTGTAGAAGCTCCAACGCTTACCCTACCTAAAGAACCAGAGGACGGGCTCGTTCCATTTTCGGGTACGTTACGCAAAGGTTCAAAGTCCGCTGCTGTAAGATTGGTGCAGCAACGCATCGGGTTAGTAGCAGATGGTATTTTTGGACGGAGAACTAAAGCTAGAATTATTCAATGGCAACGAGCTAATTCGCTTGTTGCTGACGGAATTGTAGGCCCACAGACTTGGGCTGCAATGAAAATACGGAGGAACCAAGTTGTTCAACCAGCGTTTTATTAAAGATTCATTGGAACGTGCTATCTCTACCTTCGCTCAGGCGTGGGTAGCTGCGATGGCAGTGCCCGGACCAGATTGGTCTGACTCATTGAAGGTCGCCGGTGTTGCGGCCCTTGTATCTATTGGTAAGGCTGTTGCTGCCAGAAAAGTGGGAGATCCAGAAACAGCAGCAATTACCAGCTAGAAAGATGAGGCTTCCCGGTGCCGCTCCCCGCTGTCAATCCTTACAACAAAGACGAGATTGAATATCAAGAGCCGGGGTTCGACTACGCCCCAAAATATCCGGGTAGCTACGATTACAATGAAAGCGGCATTCAATATAGGGAAGCTAACTTTCCTTACGCAAAACGTGATGCGATTATTTCTGCTACCACAATCGGGTGTACGGCAGATCTGTCGCTCACGTTTGCATATGTTTACACACCGAAACGTCCGGGTGGCGTAGCTTATAGCGCAGGTTATGACTATAACAAGAGTGGCTTCACCTATCCAGAACGTGACACCTCGATACCAGACAACCGTATCTTGGTGGATTACAGCCAGTCGGGTGTTGGCTACTCTCAGCCTGTTGATACTGGCTTTACTGTGGCGGCGATTGCGACGCCAGCCACAATCGGTGTTACGACGACGTTCTCGGCTGGCGTATCGGTCCCGGCGACAGTTAATGCGTCAACCGTTGCTTGTCCGGTAGTAATTGTTCCAACAGTCACAGCTAACTCAATCGTCGTAGAGGGCGGCATTGAAGCCCCAGCTACGCTCCCCACCCCGACGGTCTCAGCGGCTGTTACGCCGGCTACTGTGGCGTGTCAGGCGGCTTTCCCCGGCCATTCACTTTACATAACTATTGATGCTACGCCAGCGACTATTGCGGCTACAGCGTCTATGCCTTCGGAGGCAGCAAGTGGTAACTATACCTTTACCGCCAGCACTATCAGTTGCACATCTGTTATGGGGCCCAAACAAGTGTACCGATTACTTGTTATGCCAACCTCTAACACGCTTTCACGGGTCGGCGTCCCAGAGGATGCACCTTCGCGAGCAGCTTACGCATTGATGAGGCATTTCTCGCCGGGAGTTAAAGGTGGGAATGTCTTTATTGTCAATGGATCAGTTGTACAAACCCATCTTCCATCAGACGCTTCAACCGTGACAAGATGGATCTATGGGGGACATGAAAGCCCTCGTGATTTAACAGAAGCAGAAGAAACTGTCCTCGTTGGGGCAGGTTATTCATTCAGAGTAGGACCAGAATAGTGCCAATTTATTGTTACCGATGTCTCGACTGTGGGTTGAACCATGAGATTCGTCACGGGTTTGATGAAACCTATGACGGTATTTGCGATTCGTGTGGGGGAGTTGTTCGTAAGTATTTCGGTGAAGTGCATATCGCTGCGTCAGCTACACCGACAAGAGGTATGCACGATGGCAAGGCGATTGATTGGTCTGGGTCTAAAGCTAAAGAAAGAGACAAAGAAAGGGATATGGCAGCCTACAAACGCCTCCGATCTGAGGGTATTCAGCCCAAGACTGTTGATGGCGCTGCCAAAATGGAACGGGACGCTTCGACCTCGCACGAGATCACAGCCGGAACGCTCCTCCAAGGACCAAAGTCGGAAAAGAAACGTAAAGAACGAGCCCTTAACGACGTTCTCGGGAGCAAACAATGACTGCACAAGTATGGATTGACCAGACAAGGGACATGCTTTTGTCGGGGTATGTTGAGGAACTTGATCTTGTCATTGCGCCACTTGTTTCCGATGCGACTAGCACAACTATCTATGTTCAGGGTTTAGCAGGTGGCATTTCAAGGGGCACTGTCATTGAAATTGGTTCAGAGCTTATGTACGTCACATCTAAAACTGGTGACACACAAGTCAATGTTATCCGTGGGTATGGTGGTTCGACTGCTTCAGCAACGGGACACGCTGTTGATTCAATCGTTCGGGTTTCCCCGAAGTTCCCAACTCATCGCATTGTTCAATCAATCAATGACGAATTAGCTGATTTGTCTACCCCGAGTAGCGGCTTGTTCCAAATGTTGACAACAAGTTTTACTTACAACGGGGGAGTAGACGGTTACAACCTTGACACTGGGAGCAACGTAGTTAATTCTGTTTACTCAGTTACTTACGCAGATGTTGGGTCAGAAGCCAGCGAACCTGAAGTGATGTCGTGGCGATTGAAAAGAAACCGTGACACAAGTTCATTCAGTAGTGGGTTAGCGCTTATTCTTTATACGTCGGCGTGGCCGGGCCAAAAAGTAACAGTGAGTTACAAGTCGCCACTTACCCCTATCGCTGATGGGGCAACCGCTCGTTCTACTACCGGGCTGCAATCTACAGCTTACGATTTACCGCCTCTAGGCGCAGCTTTAGCTTTAATGACAACTGCTCCCATACGCCGAGAGTTCCTTGATGCTGAAGGAACTTCGAGAATGGCGGAAGAAGTACCTCCGGGGGCTATATCTGCTTCAATGAGAGATCTGCGGTTCCGTCGAGATCAGCGTGTCCAAGCTGAAGCTGCCCGGTTAGCTTCAATGTACCCTCAGATGTGGCAACGAAACTCGGCTAATCGTCCGGGTGCTAACTGGAGTGGGTTCAAAGCGTGAGTTATAACCCTGCATCGCTGCCTGTTGATATTGATGGGACTCAGTTCCTTATCGACACACGCCAATATAGGCGTACAACGGTGCCTGCTTTGCGTGAACAAAGGGATACAAGTAAAGAGCCGGGCGAAAACACTTTAGATACAAGTGGCGCTTGGACTCGTTCTCAAACTGACTGGAGTTATGGTGCTGGTCAAACGCATTTTGATTTGGATGACTCTGATCGTCGCCGGTTCAGCATTTCTGCTGGCATTGATCCGTGGACTAAAGGCCAAATAACTTTATTAAATTCAACTGAGCAGAAAGTTTCTGTTACCGACGCTGATCTAAACCTTCAAGCTGTCAACGACGATGTGTCAGGTAACACATTCGCTTACTATTCTGATGGACAAAACCTGAAATACACATCAGCTTGGACAGGTGCTAGCTGGTCAGCTTCTACTGCTGACATGGGCTACGACATTAAAGACTTTGCGTCTGATGGGTCGTATGTTTATGCGGCGTTCGGTTCAACCGCAGCTATCAGACGAGTCGCTGTCAACAACGCCACTTACGACAGTGGATGGGGTGGCAGTGCCGTTAATGCAGAAATTATCGGCATTGTATCTGGACGTTTCATTGGAGCGCTAGGTGGCAACATCTTTGAGTTGGATGTCAATGGAGCAAAGGCTTCATCTTCATTGGATTACACGGCGACGCTTGGCGCAACTACATGGGTTTCATTCGCTAGTGGCCCGTCAGGTATCTTTGCTGCGGCCAACACTAACGGCACCGGGTCGATACATCACATTGGGGTAGCAACAGCAAGCGGCACATTGAATGCGCCAACCATTGCTGGTGAGCTTCCTCGTGGAGAATCAATCAATAAAATCATTTCTTACAATGGCATTATTGCTGCTGCAACTAGCGCAGGACTTCGCATAGGGCTTGTTGACACAGCTTCAAACGCCGTAACCATTGGACCTGTCATTGATAA